TCTCACGGCTAACATGGTATCGGTTGGGGCTTCTTTTTTATTGCTCATGGCATGCCTATATTTTTTGTATTAAGGGGCCAGTATACGCCCGGCACTGCCAAAATGTAAAACTGTATTTGACAGTGTAAAACAGCTCACTGTATTATGGTTAATAACATTAACGGATATGGCAAATATATGGCATCACAAGATAGCGTAAATCACCCATCACACTACAAGGGTCACCCGAGCGGTATTGAGTGCATCCAGGTTACCGAGCACATGGGGTTTAACCTGGGCAACGCGGTTAAGTACATTTGGCGCTGCGACCTAAAAAAGGATGCCATTGAAGACCTGGAAAAGGCCGCTTGGTATATTCAACGTGAAATAGCAAAGCGTAAAAGGACAAGGGGCGGGCCCACAAAACAACTTGGCGGAATAATCAGAGTAGACAGCAATGGGTTTACTAGTGACCTTGACGACAATAACCCACCGGATGACGAATAAATATGCGACTACCAACAGAATATGACACTGACCGCGGTGCCGGCCAAACTGGCTATGACGTTAATGATTAAGGAAATATGATGGGTATTTTTAGCAGATCGAAGGTGACGGCCAAAGATAAGAAAATCATGGCCGGGATTGATGATATTAGATTGGCTGATATGGCTGTTGAGCTTAATCATTGGAAATGGCCCAGCGAGCTGCCTAACGAGGAGGCGGGAGATTTTATAGAAAACGGAAGAAGGGGCCAGTTGATGAGTTACATAGACCTAAAAGTTGGCACAAAGCTTGTAAATAGGCGGGCAAATAAGGATCGAATGACCGATGAAGAGCATGAGGAATTCTGGAATTCTAATAGGAATTTGTTACAAGAAATTCATACGGGGTGAATCATGGAAATCCATAATACAGGGCCATACAAGCGCCACCCACTTTGGTGGGCTATCACGAGAATTAACATGGATGTGGGGTACAAGGGATAATGGCAATCAATCAAATTGTTTGGCTTGTTGGTCAAACGCGTGAAAATGAAGAGTGGGAGATTCAAGGGATCTTCTTTAGTGAGGGTGCGGCATTAAATGTTATCGAGGGATACGAAAGTGAAAATCACTTCATTGCCCCGATTCAGGTTAATAGCCCTTGGACTGAGAAAACATGTGATCCTCTGGATGGGTGGTACCCAAAGTTGGAATGCAAACCTGAATCGCTAAAAATCAATCAGGGTAAAACAAAAGCTTAACGACGGCAGTCAAAAGCATCAATGATACAGCCCCGACAATGCTCCACTTAACGCTTGAGCGGTCGATATACCGGTTAACGGTGACCAGTGTGGTGTTGATACTGCTAATGCTGGCCTGAAGTGTTTCCAAGGTGCTGTCATGGCGCTCTTGATTGTTTGTGACGTGGGCCATTAACCTGGCGTTATCTATTTGTGATTTCACCGAGACATCGACCAGGCTTTTAATGCTTGAGGTCAATTCGCCAATTGTATGGTTGGTTGACTTTTGATTATCACGCATGGCCTGGTGAATGAGCGTGACTTGATTCTGGAATTGCTCTTGGCTAACCGGTGAGTTGTTGCTCATTAATATTGGACCTTATAGCCTAAATCAATCGATAAGCAAGACTATATAGCAAAAACCTATTAACCGACGACCCTTTATTCATGGTGACTGTCCATACAACCCAACCTGTCAAACCTTATGCCTTTATTTTCTGTCATACGCTGTTAATATGTGCATGATGAATAAGGTTTAAATAAGGTTGACAATATATGACCATTAAAATAACCGCTAATGGTAACTTCCCCATTACCGAGCGCGGCCAGGCAACCATTATCGCCGTATCCGGTACATTCAGCACGGCTGCGATTGTTTTAACCTACCAAGAGCCAGGCGGCGCATTCATTCCGCTGACTGGTGGCGTTCTGGTGGTCGACGAACAATATGACATTGACCACAATTCTCTCATTATTTTTGTAACCGTGACCGGTGCCGACGGTTCGACCGATGTCGATATAGTGACATCGACGCGATGAGCTTGATTGAGGCGGGTTTGGTAAAGTCTGGTTTGGTTCGTGCCGGCCTAGTCCGTGCTATTCGCGTGGCTGGAGAGCGGTTTTTTAGGCGTAATGAGGGGACTACAGATTATGCGACAGCGCCCGATGTGACACTTAATGACGACCGCACATTCAAGTTTGTCATATCCACCACAGAAGGTTCAGGAGACAGGACTATATTGTCACTTTTTACTGACACGATAGGTGAGTTTTTCCAAATAGGCATAAGAAGCGGAAATCTAAAAGTTTTCACAGATGGTGACACGACAGGGCAAGGGTCTATAAACTTGGCAGATGGCAAGCTGCATCGAGTTGTTTTAAATGTAGGAATTAATGGTTCGATAACCAGCACGATAGATGGTATTTCGGATTATTCGGTTACCCATACAACCCCCTCTAAATTACTAGGAACGTTCCATATGGTAATTTACGCAAAGCAAGACATTGACGCAGGGTCGGTGTCGGCAAATATAGAAGCGATAGTTGCTGATATTGGCATTTCCGAAAATAGTACACCAATCCGAGGCTACGCCATAGACGATAACAGCGACACCATAAAAGATTCTATTGGTGGATTCGATGGCACTGTAATCAATGGCAATGTCGATGACTGGGGTTTGTTTTATAGGGATGGCAATAAATTTGTCGGTGACGGTTTAGAGGTGCCACCATGGGATTCAGTAAACCAGGAATTGATCATCGCATGAATACTCACAGCCTAGTGAATCTAGACTTTAAGCAGCTTCAATCAAACGAGCAGCCTCCAGAGTTAACCTACAATGGCCAGCAAGTTTTATTGTTGCGCAGGATAGTGGGTGGATCCATAGCTGACCTAACCCTGTCAGAAGCGCGTGCATTGATCGCCGAAAACACACCTGAAGAACTAGAGGTATAGCATGCCAGCGGCAAAAGGCGGCAACTCAGGATCGTTTAAAAAGGGGCAGACAAAGCCGGGCCGTGGTAAATCATTTAGAACCAAACTGTTTGAAGTCATCGAGCAGGAAGCCAAGAACGAGCTAGGCAAAAAGCTTGGGCTTAGCCGATACAAGAAAACCAACATCACAAAGGAATTAATTGAAGGTGCGGTCATTAAAAAAATGGCCTTGCGCGCATTTGATGATGGCGACCCTGCATCCGCTCAACTGCAAAAAGAATTTATGGCTCGTCTTTGGCCCTTGGCAAAGTCAGTACTTGATACCATCACGTTTGAATTTCCCAAGGGTGACGATGTCACCGACGAACAAAAGGCCAATGCCATACTGAAGGCTATTTCCGAAGGTGATATACCGCCCGACGTGGGGGTTATGATTCTGAATATGCTCAATACAATCATGGAGATACGCGAGAAATCCGAGCTAATCGACCGTATTGAGAAGCTGGAATCGTTCATCGAGTCACTGCTGAATAAAAATGGCCCGACGTCGTAACCTGGCGCAGCGCCTAGAAAAACTCGAAGAACATATGGACCGGGCCAGCATTGAGCGTCCATCCCACATCATACTCACCGACGAGAACGGGAAGTGCTTTAAGCGGTATGAAACCGGTGGCACTGCCGATTCTGTTCGTGTTTCTGTCCCTGCCAAGATTGCCCATATATTCACGCCTGACCGGGGGGAGGTGGACTACCGTGGGGCCTATGGTGGGCGGGGCAGTGGCAAGAGCTATAACTTCGCCAAGATGGCCGCCATTCTCGGCTACGTCGAGCCCCTGCGCATCCTGTGTACCCGCGAGTTGCAGGTATCCATCAAAGAATCATTTCACGCCGAAGTAAAAGGCGCCATCGAGTCAGAGAAGTGGCTTGCCGACGGCTACCAGATCAGCGAGAACATCATTCGCAGCCACAACGGTACCGAATTTATATTCCGTGGCCTGCGCACCAACATGACGGCCATCAAATCCATGGCCCAGATAGACATCTGTATCGTGGAAGAGGCCGAGGATGTCCCAGAGTATTCATGGGTGGACCTGGACCCCACTATACGTGCCGATAAATCCGAAATATGGGTGATATGGAACCCCAAGAAGGATGGATCACCTACCGACAACCGATTCAGGAAGCACCCGCCAGCACGCTCGATCATTGCCGAAATGAATTACCTGGACAATCCATGGTTCACCGCTCGACTGGAGAACACCCGCAAGAACGACTTGGCTAGAATGGATCACGCCGACTACCGGTATATCTGGGATGGCCAATACCTCAAGCACTCCAAGTCTCAAATTTTTGCCAACAAGTACCGTGTGGCCGACTTCACCCCGGACAATGATTACGATGGCCCGTATTTCGGCATAGACTGGGGATTTGCCCAGGACCCCAGCACGGCCATTAAGATGTGGATTAGCAATCGCCGCCTGATGATCGAATATGAGGCGTTCAAGACGGGGCTGGAGTTAGACGACACTGGCGCGTTCTTTATCGACCAAGTGCCCGGTATTGGCCAGCACACATCAAGGGCTGACTGTGCCCGGCCTGAGTCAATTAGCTACCTTAGGCGCCACCCTGTGGATGGTGTCGAGGTGAAGACGCAGGATGGCTCAAAGCTGATTAAGGGCTTGCCCATGATTGAGGCCTGCAAGAAGTGGCCAGGGTCGGTGGAGGATGGGGTTGAATTTCTAAAGTCGTTCGATGAGATTGTGATACACACCCGGTGCGTCAACACGGCCAACGAATTTGCCAATTACTCGTACAAGGTTGACCGATTAACCGGCGATGTTCTGCCGATCATCGTGGACGACTTTAACCATGGCATTGATGCGATACGTTACGCTATTGGTCCGCTGATACAGGCCAGTGGTGGTGGTGGCACGTTTAGCTGGTGATTAGTTAAAGTTTTCAAGCTCCATTCTGGCCCACATATTATTGGTGTATGCTGCCCACGTTATCGGCGGAAACCATAGGCTTGAGATTAATATCACAACAGTGAACGGTCTCATTTGCTATCCCTTATCAGCTTATCGATGTACTGATACGCATCATCCTGATTTATTACCATCCACGCTATGCCGTCAATTGATTGGGCGCGCGAGTGAACATCGATTAAGCCCATAATAGCCTTAGCCTGTATTTCTGCTAGTGATTGTGCTCGGGTTTTAGATAATAGTCTTTCGAAACTATGCTCAATTCCTGTCTCGCCTGAGTAATCGTTTAGGGCCTCCCTTAGCTCAGCTATATGAGCATTAGCAGAGGCCAGCTCTACCTGCATGGACCGCTCTTCCTTGTCGGCCTTATCCAGGGTTTGAAGCATTAACTGGTAAACGCCAGTAACGCCTACTTCAGCCCTGCATATTTGCTGCTTAACATCGCCTAATAATTCACGGTATTTGCTGTGCTTATTCATTTATCTATCCCTTGCGTGTTGTTCCATTAATCATAGCAATCTGTCAAACATCGTCAAACATTATAAGCATATATTTAAATTTATTTTATTTTGTGTATTATAGCTAAAAACTATTGACAGGGTTGTTCTCATGCCTGCTAGACATAACCAGTTTAGATCAAATAACCACATCCGAAACCTTAGTGAGATATGGGATCAGGCTGTGTTGAACCTGCGTCCGCCTCCCGACACCATCGCTGAAACTGTGGTTGCGTTTGTACCTGATTTGGCCGGCGCGACAAAAGAGATCAATCAACTGGGGTTAGAGTTACTTTTACCGACATCAGCCATAACCATTGAATTCGTGTCTGATAACGCCGGCGATAATCAATTTATATTGTTCGAATTTATCAACGATACCTTCGATTATATAACCACCCTCATACAATTAAATGGTTTGACGCCAGTCGTGGTGCCAAACGTGTTTAGGGCGTTACTTGCACGTAACGCCAGTGGTTTCACTGTTGATGATGTTGAGTTGCCTAACAACGGACCTATCGTCGGTATCGTGCACGCCTATAAACAGGGTGCAACGCCTGGGCTTGATGGCAACACCTTTCTGGTGATTACACCGACTATTGATATCGGCGGCGGCATTAATGCTTTAATTGTGGGTCAGCGTTCATACGGGTCACAGAGTTCAATCCCTAAGGGCTTCAGCGCTTACGTTAAATCACTTCAACCATGGGTCGGCAAGAACGACGACGTGAAAGTTGCGATCCAGGCGAAGCCACGTAACGGTGAATGGGCCACCGAAATACCCATCGGTGGTATAAATCAGGTGGATACAGCGAACGCTATGTGGCGCTATGTCCCCGAAGGATTTGACATTCGAATCGTCGGCCAAGAGGCCCAGGGCACTGGTACAGTTCCCGTTATGATCGAATATCAACTGTTACTGATCAAACACGGGATTTAAATATGACTGATGTGACAGCGGGCAATACTTACAGGGTGGATGCTGAGTTCCTAAACGTGTCCACCGGGGCCTCAGCTTTATTCGGCATTATTCCGAAGAAGGGCGTCATCATACAAATTAGAAAGGTCAAGACCAGCTCTAAAGATGTCAGGTTCGCATTGTATGAAAATAGGTCATTCACTGGGGGAGATGTTTCGACAAAAGTTTTTAATGCCGATGCAAGTGTTAGCGATCAAAGTATCCCTGAGGATTTCATTGTCGACGTGGTGCCTGATGTTGCATTGATTGATGACGATATTAAGTTTTTTCAGGTTAGTTATGAAGGCTCTTCTATTGATGAGGATACCGAGTACACCTTGAAGGCTGGCGTGCCGTACATAATTGAACTAAAGAACAGGACCGGCCAGAACGCCAGCATATACACCAGTATCCAAGCCAATATGAGTCGATAATCCATGATAAAAATGCCCTGGAAAAAAGACAAGAACGTCGTCAATCTCAGTCGCGACAAGATGATCGTTAACGCTGTCTCGAACAGGCTGAGAAATCTTTTCAGTGACTTCAACACCTCGATGGACGGTAAGCGCAACCTGAACGAGGTGTACGGCTACGAAGAAAACCTCCAGTTTGATGATTATTTTGCCATGTATAAGCGATCCGGTATCGCTAACCGAATGTTGATATCGGTGCCCAGGTCATGTTGGCGTGACGGTGCAACGGTGACCATTAATGATGAAGGTGCCAAGAATAAGCCGGTATTAGAGGAAGAACTCGCGACACTTAAAGACCGGGGCCTGTTCATCAAGCTGGAGCGTGCCGACATCTTGAACCGTATCGGCTCGTTCAGTGTGCTGTTCATTGGCATACCCGACGGCCTCACGGCAGACCAACCAATCGGAACCGGTAGCCCAGAGCAGCTCGATGATGTGTATTTCATGCCGTTTGGCGAATCATCT